AAGAAGAATTGCTGAACAAGCATGAGGAACAGATACAGGTACAATCTGTATCAATGGACCATCAGAGAACTCCCGCGCCGGCTCCTGAGCCAACACCCGAGTTAGAGCCTGAGTTGCAGCCAGAGTCGCAGCCAGAGCCACAACCACAGAGTGCTGAGTTACAGGAGGAAGACGTTCTTTCATATATTAGCAAGCGCTACAATAAACAAATCAACTCATTTGATGAGTTGGTCTCTGAGAGATCCGACGAGCAATTGCCCGAGGACGTATCAGCATACTTGAAGTACCGCAAAGAGACAGGCCGTGGGTTTGAAGACTTCCTCAAGTTGAAAGAAGACTTCGACACAATGGACCCTGACAACATCTTACGCAGTTACCTCAAGTCAACACAGGTTGGTTTGGACGACGAAGATATCGATGTCATGATGGAAGACTACTCATACAATGAGGACTTGGACGATGACTCGACTATCAAGAAAGCCAAACTGGCCAAGAAAAAAATGATTGCAGAAGCCAAGCAATACTTCACTACTCAGAAAGAGAAATACAAAATGCCCCTTGAGTCAAGAACGGCAGACGTTTCTCCCGAAGAAAAAGAGGAGTTGCAGGCATACAAGCAATATATATCGCAGGCGAAAACTATGGAGCAAGAAGCCGAGCGTAAGCGTGATTGGTTTTCAAAGAAAACCGACGAGGTATTTAACAGTGAGTTCAAAGGTTTTGAGTTCAAGTTGAATGACCAAGTTGTACGTTTCGCCCCGGGGGATGCTGCCGAATTGAAGAAAGCCCAATTGACACCAACGAACTTTATCAATAAGTACTTGGATGAGAGCGGGATGATCAAGGATGCAGCGGGTTACCATAGAGCGTTGGCGGTGGCAATGAACCCCGAAAGGTTTGCCAAGTTCTTTTATGAGCAAGGCATGTCAGCAGCGACAGAGGATGTCAATCGCAAAATTAAGAACATTAATATGAGCGAAAGACAGGCCCCTCAGTCAACGGTGAAAGACGGGTTCCAGGTTAAATCGGTGAACCCTGATTCCGGCAAAGGTTTGAGAATCCGAAGCATGAAAAAAATCTAACTACAACAAAGAAAAATTAAACTACAATGGCAGTTTTATCTACCCCGACCTATCAGTTGCAGCCGAGTGCGCAACAGGTCCCCCTATCTACTAACTACATTACCGACTTCAACTTCTTGAACCAGTATCTTCCTGATACTTACGAGAAAGAATTTGAGCGTTACGGTAATCGTACTATCGCTTCTTTCTTGCGTATGGTTGGCGCTGAAATGCCATCCAACTCAGACATGATCAAATGGGCTGAACAAGGCCGTTTGCACATCAAGTACATCAACTGTACTACCACCGTGTTGTCTAGCGCAGATACTGCGACTTTCACCATCAACGACGTGTTGGTTCCTAACCGTGCTTCTATTGGTTTGACTGCCGGTAGCATCGCATTGCGTGTAGGCCAAACTGTAGTTATCACTCCTAACGTTGCTGGTCCTACCCAGAACAAGGGTATCATCACTGCCGTTAACACTAGTGCTGGCACTATCGATGTTGCTTTCTACGAAGCAGCCGGTATGACCAACGCATCTGCTGGTAACACTTTCACAATCTTCATCTACGGTTCTGAATTCAAAAAAGGAACTAACGGAATGCAAGGTTCTTTGGAAGCAGAAGATGAAATCTTCGACAACAGTCCTATCATCATCAAGGATAAGTACGCGGTATCTGGTTCTGACATGGCTCAGATCGGATGGATCGAGGTTACTACCGAGAATGGTGCATCTGGATTCTTGTGGTACTTAAAGTCTGAGCATGAGACTCGTTTGCGTTTCGAAGACTATTTGGAAACCGCTATGATCGAAGCCGTTCCTGCCGTAAGTGGTTCAGGTGCTGTTGCTGCCGGTTACAAAGGTTCTGAAGGTGTGTTCTACGTAGTAAACGACCGTGGAAACGTATGGGGCGGTGGTAACCCAACCACTTTGGCCGACTTCGATTCTATCGTTTCTCGTTTGGACAAGCAAGGTTCTATCGAAGAGAACGTAATCTTCGTTAACCGTGACTTCAGTTTCGACATCGACGACATGTTGGCTACCTTGAATGGTTACAACGGTGGTACTGCCGCAAACGGTGCGTCTTTCGGTTTGTTCGACAACGATGTTAACATGGCTTTGAACTTGGGCTTCAGTGGTTTCCGTCGTGGTTATGACTTCTACAAGTCTGACTGGAAATACTTGAACGATCCTACCATGCGTGGTGGTTTGACTGCATCTACTACTGGTGCTAGTACTGCCAACGTAATCACTGGTTTGTTGGTACCTGCTGGTTCTACCACAGTATACGACCAAGTGTTGGGTAAGAACGCCAAGCGTCCTTTCTTGCACGTTCGTTACCGCGCAACTGCCACTGAGGATCGTCGTTACAAGACTTGGATCACAGGTTCTGCCGGTGGTGCTGCTACTAGCGACTTGGATGCTATGGAAGTTAACTTCTTGTCTGAGCGTTGTGTATGTACCTTGGGTGCTAACAACTTCGTATTGTTCCGTTACGGTGCCTAATCTGTAATAACACAGACAAGTTGATTTAAATAATCAGGAGGGTGTCAGCAATGGCACTCTCCTTTTTAAAAAGAAAATCTTATCAAATTATATCATGAAACACAACATCGTATCAGTAGACAAGGTCTACAAACTTTTACATTCGTCTCCACTTTCTTTCACTATCCCATCAAGAAGCACACGCAGATTCCCTCTGTTGTGGTTTGATGAAGACAACAACGTCAATCGCCCATTGCGATATGCAGTAAACCAAAAATCCCCATTCGAAGAGGAGCAAGATGGCAACGCCATTGTTGAGCCGATCATCTTCGAGGATGGTATGCTTCGTGTTCCAAAGAACAACCCTGTACTCCAACACTTCCTCCACTACCATCCAATGAATGGTACTGTATTCACAGAGGTTAACTACGAGAAGGATGCACAGAAAGAGGTTGACTTCTTGAACGAAGAGGTTGATGCTTTGATGGAGGCTCGCTCATTGTCAATAGAACAACTTGAGAATGTCGCTCGAGTTCTGTTTGGCAAAGACCCCTCTGTTGTTAGCACAGCGGAATTGAAGAGAGACATTTTGATTTATGCCAAGAGAGACCCAAAGGGATTCTTGAACCTTATTAATGACCCAATGCTCAAGTTGGAATCTAATGTCCACAAGTACTTTGATAGCAAAGTGTTGGCATTTAGAAACGGCAACAAGGAGGTATGGTTTAACATCCCAAGCAACAAGCGCAAGATGATGAACGTACCATTCGGGTCCGATCCGTACACTGAAGTGGCTTTGTTCCTCCAAACAGAAGAGGGAATTGACGCCATCAAGTTGCTTGAGAAAAGCATGGAAGTGCAATACTAAACTTTTCTTTTTACCTAAAGAGAGGGGGCAAATGCTCCCTCTTTTTTTTTCTTTATCTTTGCCTTAAGCAACATTATGATCAATGAAGTAAGAAATACCGTACTGTCTATCATCAACAAGAATAACTACGGCTATATATCTCCGTCTGACTTTAACTTATTTGCCAGTCAGGCACAGATGGAATTGTACGAGGAGATGTTCTCTTCTTACAACAAGATCATCACGATGGAGAACAATCGGGTGTCAGGCACAGACTACGCAGACTTGAAAAGAACTTACGAGGAGGCCATGGAGATATTCAACGTGACCAACCCCGTTAGCCATTTCGCTGGTAGCGTATTTTTTCTGCCAAGTTTATCAACCACAGGGGATGCTTACTACATGATGACCAAGGTTATCTGTTATCCGACCGTGCTTGACAGCGGAACCAACACCTCTGTTGTGGCTTTCCAATTGGTTGATAGCGGTGCTACATTCACCACAGCGGGCATTGTCCCCGGGGATTTGATGGTCAATACCACCACATACGCGCAGGCCAATGTAGTAGTGGTATCAAGCAACACTGTCATTACCCTTGATAACAACATCTTTACAACAACCCCTGTCAACTACTTGATCCTAAAAGCATCAGCGGCAGTAGAAGCAGAGAAGATAACCCAATCAAAATCAACTCTTTTAAATACATCCACACTCACTGCGCCATCAACATTATTCCCCGCCTACACACAGCAGGCTGAGATAATGACCGTGATGCCAGTAAGTTACAAGATTCCTGGGCAGGTGATTGCCAACTACTTCAGATATCCATTGGAGCCGAAGTGGACATATATCAGCATCACAGGTGGCGAGCCTGTGTTCGACCAATCACAGCCTGACTACCAAGACTTTGAATTATCTCCCGACTACGAATACAAGTTGGCTACCAAGATTCTCGAATATGCAGGAGTGTCTATCAGAGAGGCTGAAGTAGTTCAATTCGGAATGACTCAACAAGCACAAATACAGCCTTAATTCACAGTACGACAACAAAAACTATGGCTTATCTATCCGAGTATCAATACTATGAAAACGATGGCAACTCTCCAGAGAACGCCAACTGGGGGTCTTACCAATATGTAAGCCTCCAAGATATCGTCAAGAACTTTCAATTAATGTACGCCGGCAATCACTCGTTGGTGAACAATGAGGAGCGCTACAAGATTCTGTTCCATGCCAAGCGCGCGATACAGGAATTGAACTACGATGCGTTCAAGGAAATCAAAGTCCTTGAGTTGACCGTAGGTAGCAACCTCAGATACATTCTCCCAAGCGACTACGTCAATTGGGTTCGTATCTCTTTGTACCAAGACGGGTATCTGTTGCCAATGACTGAGAACGTGCAGATTCTTTCTTCACGCGCTTACTTGCAAGACAACCAAGCAAACATCTTGTTCGATCAGAACGGAAATATCCTTCAACCACAGAACTCGCACATCGATACCACAAGATTGAACGGCACCAAGAAGAACATCTACATGAATCCGGGTGGGATGTTTGACGGCCAAGAAGGTTGGAACATTGATGGGCAGTGGTATTTTGAATACGGACTTGGTGAGCGTTATGGTCTTAACACAGAGACCGCCAACGTCAATCCAACCTTTGCCATCGATAAGAAGGCGGGCGTAATCAACTTCAACTCTGACATGATCGACAGATTGTGCATCCTTGAGTACGTATCAGATGGCATGGAGGGTGGCGATGACTCGTTGATCACGGTGAACAAATTGTTCGAGAAGTACGTGTATGCGTACATCCAGTACGAAATCCTCAACTCAAAGTTGGGCGTACAGGAATACATCGTGGCTAGAGCAAGAAAAGAAAAGGCTGCACTTTTGAGAAATGCGAAGATTAGATTGAGCAATATACACCCCGGAAGATTATTGATGAGTCTCCGTGGCATGGATAAGTGGATAAAGTAACATGGCCAATATAACAAGAAACTTCATAGCAGGTAAGATGAACAAGTCTCTCGATGAGAGATTGGTTCCTGATGGTCAATACATTGACGCGATGAATATCCGCATGGGTTCTACCGAGAACTCAGAGATAGGCGTCATAGAAAATACCAATGGAAACGAGTCACTTACCGCGCTGACATATATCAATGGTACCGCTTTGAGTAACAATGCTAAGTGCATTGGTGCTTTTGAGGACGGAGAGGCAGAGACTATCTATTGGTTTGTGCATGACCCCAACTTCCCCATCGGGGCGACCGGTAAATTGGATATGATTGTTTCGTTCAATGTGCTTACGGGCATATTGACTTACCACGTTGTGAGTATCGACGATGGTGGTGGTGTCAATACTACATTGAATTTCAACCCATTGTACTTAATCAATGCGATTAACTTGGTGAAGTCGGGGACTGTCAGCGAGAACTTGCTGTTCTTTACTGACGATTACAACCCACCGAGATCAATCAATACCACTCGTACCTACACAGTTCCCATCGGTAACACTGATCAGTTCTCTGCGGAGTCTATTTTGGTAATTAAGCAACCGCCAATTGCTGCGCCTACATTGCAGATGTTATCGACTTCTGGCCAAGAGAACTACATGGAGACGAGGTTCTTGTGTTTCGCATACCGCTATCGCTATGCAGACAACGAGTATTCCGCAACATCTCAGTTCTCTGAGCCTGCGTTTGTACCGAATGCATTCCAATTCAGCGTTGATAGTTACTTGAACGAGGGGATGGTAAACGCAGCCAACGCTGTGAATATCACCTACAACTCTGGCGACGAATTGGTTATTGGCATCGACTTGTTATTCAAAGAAGCCGGCACTAACATCATCAAGGTAATTGAGAAGTTGGACAAGGCTACTCTTGGCATCGTGAACAACGCTAGTGTTACGTACCAATTCAGTAACAGCAAGATATTCACTATCTTACCGGAGTCTGAGATTCTAAGACTGTACGACAATGTACCGTTGCAAGCGAAAGCACAGACATTGATGGGCAACCGATTGATGTATGGCAACTACGTAGAGGGCTATGACTTGGTTGACGAGAACGCCAACCCTGTAATGTTCGAGTACACCATTGCTTTGGTTACCGAGGAGATTGGTACCACAGAGGTTACAGATAGCACAGCAAGTGGTAATTACAATATAAATAGCGCACAAACCATCGCTGATTCAGTAGTTGAGATTGATTTAGACGGAGTGAACTTAGTATCAGGCGCATCATTGTCGCTTGACATTACATTCACCCACGCTACATTTACCGGTAGTACGCCATTCCCTAGTGAAACCACTGATAACATCTCGTTGAACTTCACGTTCTTCTTGAACCAAGACTATTCATCGGTGTACGCACTGGCTAGTAGCACTGAGTTTCAAGATGCAATAGGAACAGCGGCCAACATACAAACTGTAGCCAACGCATGTACTGGTATCACATTTACTGATCAGTTCAACTGTGCAATTCCACAGAATCTTGACTCTTTGACAAAGTTTCAGAGTGGTATCAGTGCTGTCAATCAACCAATTGGCATCATAACCACTACGTCAAGCACAGTGATTGGGCTTCAGTTGCCCGCTATGCGCTTCGTTGACAACGTAACCACTCCGACATTCAACGTGTATGAGTACTATGAGATAAACTTTGCAGAGGCAGTATACCAAGAGATTGCAACGCCATCGAGTCTGCACAGTAACCGCGACTATGAGATTGGTATTGTGTACATGGATGAGTTTAACCGCTCTAGTACTGCATTGGTAAGTCAGAACAACACTGTGCATGTACCATGTGGATTCTCAAAGAACAAAAACTCTATTCAAGTAACAATACCGCCTGCACAATTGCCACCATTTTGGGCGACTAGATATAAGTTTGTCATCAAGCCAAGCAATACATTCTATGAGACCATTTACACATATATATTCTTTACTGACCCAGAATCAAACAACGTATACTTCTTGTTGGATGGTGAAAATGCTAAGAAGATTGAGCAAGGGGACAGATTAATTGTTAAGGCCGACAGCAGTGGGCCGACACAGAACTGCACCTATGCCACCGTGCTTGAGAAAGATTCAAAGGCCGCTGACTTCATTACCATCACTAGCCAATTGGACCCTAACGTAGAGATTTCCGTGCCTGCCGGTGTGTACATGAAGATAAATCCAAACAGTTTCAATATCATCAACGATGAATTGGCTGTTATCGCCCCCGGTACTATAACAGTGTTTACAGATATTGTTGGGGTATATCCCGTATTGCAATATCCGATGAACAGGTTGGATTCCGTTACAGGTGATTACGTGGATTACACAGTCCCTGCCGGTAGTCGTATCACAATGTCCCTAAAGTTCGAAAGAAAAGGGGTAAGGGATGGCCAAGGACGATGCGAGACTCGTACCTATATCCTTGATAAAACATTCGTAGCGTCTGCCAACTATGACAACATGATGGATTGGTGGAATGGAGACAACATTGGCAACGCCATCCAAGATGGATACGCATATGCCGGTGGTGGTAACTGTACTCCCGAACTGGAATACATACCAACCATGTCAACCACTGGTTCACCTTCACAGTATTCTCTTTGCACAAACTATATTCAGTGGTATAGAGACATATCAAATAATGCATTGATATTAACTATGATTGGTACCGAAAGATGTTCCGGTGCTGGCCAAAAAGAAGACAGACGTTCTTCAATTACTGCAAACATTCAAGTATTCCGTGCCGAGAACTTGATCATATTCGAGACCGAACCAACCGAGGCATTGCCCGATGTGTTCTTCGAAAACAACTTGTCGTTGCCGATTACCGGTGGTTTCCACATAGGTAACGTACAAAATCAAACAGCGTCACAGCCTGCATTGGTTGACACCGAGTTCTTTAATTGCTACTCATTTGGCAATGGAGCGGAGAGCTACAAGGTCAGGGATTCTATTGTTGGTAAATACTTTACGCTCGGAAACAGGGTGACAGTCACATCTTCTGAAGACTACAGAAGGATTGATCGCTTCGCTGACATTACATACAGTGGTGTTTACTACGACGAGACCAACGTAAACAGACTGAACGAATTCAACCTTGGCTTGCAAAACTTCAAGCAATGCGAGGATTCATTTGGCCCCATTCAGAGAATGGACGCCCGTGAAACGGATGTGTTGGTATTGCAAGAGGACAAAATATCCTATGTGCTTGCAGGCAAGAACATTCTTTCTGACGCTGGCGTTGGTAGTTCTATCGCTGCTATCCCCGAAGTTCTTGGAACTCAGATAGCGCGCACCGAGAAGTACGGCATCAGTTTCAACCCCGAGAGTTATGTTCACTGGGGCTACAACAGATTCTTCACCGACGTTAAGCGCGGTGCGGTGATTCAGTTGTCGGGAAGTATGTACAGCCAAGACCAACTATCTGTGGTTTCAGAGATGGGCATGCGTACTTGGTTTAGAAGTACATTTATCGACTTCTTCGCTACTCAGAAACTTGGAGGATGGGACCCATACATGAACGAATATGTATTGGTTATCAACGACACTGAGATACCACAGCCCCCACAGTGCGTGTCTTGTGGTCTTCAGCAGACATTCACATTGAATGATGAGTCATTTCAATACTGCGTTGACCTCAGCCCATTCGTTGGTGATGTGAACATCGACTACACCGTAATCTCAATCACCCCTGGCGATACCTTCGAGGTGTCGGCAGTGTACGATGGTACCACCTACACCACAGGCCCAGAGTCTACAAGCGGAACATTGACATTTAGTAAGGACATCAATAACGTAAACCTAGCAGACATTACTGTTACCGCTAATGGTACAGTGGTGTTGGCTGTGTTGGTTAACTGTCCAAACCAAGAGTTGATGACCGTGATTCAAGTTGTTGTCACCAACGATTATGATGCGGGTCAAACCAACCACGTACAATTCAGATACACTAGCGGAACGTACACATCACCAATTCAAACCACATTCGTGGAGTTTGTTTCGGGTAGCGCTACTCCATTGGTGTCATTGTATAGCGCAATCACAGGACCAAAAGGATTTGGTTCTATCCCTGTGGATGGTAGCGATGTGTACTTGATCTCTAACAAGATTGTACCCGATACATTTGACTTCGACGCAGCAAACGACTCGTTTAAGTACTACACATCGAACACGCTATATAACAACAATACCGCAGACATTACCACATTGCTCGGATTGGCCAGCACCGCTACGCCAATCACACAATCAGGGAATGTATTCCAATCATTTTTCACGTCGGGCGTGTTGCAAGATTATCTATATTTGATCTGGGATTACAGATCATCTACAGCAACTGAGTTGTGTTACTCGAACATAGACATACAGGATGTTTGTTGTGGATGCTTATAATTAAAAAGAATGGCTACTAGTTCAACATATTACCTCAACGCCCCATCACTAGGATCAGCAACGGCTGTATTCACAGATGCCGCCATGACCACCTGCGCCCCCGACGGATTCTATTCGGACGGGGTGATTGTCAGAGAGTTGGTCAGTTGTGCGTTTCTACCACAACAAACATGTCCATCATGTGTGGAGCCATGTCCTGTTACCACTCTAACTAGTAGTGGCCAAGGATACTTCATTATCGATGTAGACACAGGTGCAGGAACTGGCGCTATTGAGATTACTTTTAATCCAGGCAACGGGCCATTTGGTCTCATAGGTGTGTACGATGGCAACATATACACATGGGTGAGTTCAGAGAACTTTGGATACTTGGCTTCGGGATCTCCCGCAGAACCGGTATACCTAGGAGACTTTCCTTTTAACTGTGGTATTGTACCCAACAGCCCACACAGCGTAGCAAAGTTTAGATGGGATGGGGCTACAGGCTTCGTTCCATTGACAGGCTTAGAGATTGTTTCTGTGATTAATTCACAGGTTCAGTTAACATCTGGAGTACCCGGAGTTTGTCACATGGTGATACCAAAACTAAATGCTACACCAACGGATTTAAGATTAATTGTCATATCTCTATGCGCGGCGGCTGCGTCTTTTACAATCAGTGCGACATGCCCAACATCGCTTCCAGTATTTGATAGCAGTGGTGTTAATGGTAATTCTAATAGTGCATGTTCTGATGCAGTAGACCAAAACTACTACGTTCACCATGTAAATGGATCGGCTGGAACATTGGGTTTGTACGACATGGTATTCTTCGATGTCAATGGACAGTTCGCATTGACTGATGGATACTACCACGCTCCGACAGCATGCCCATCACCATACACTTGGTTCAGAGTCGTTAATGGTGTAATTGTTTTGTTTGGAACTTGCGTATATGGTAGCAATTATACATTGCAAGACTGTGCCACAGGAGATATAGTTGTGGCTACATATGTAGGATCAACTATCCCATTAGGGTCTATCGTTTCGGTTGGTTCTAGCAACTGTTGTTGGTCTGTTGTTGGATACACAAGCGAGACTGCTACTGTGACAATCATATCTGTCCCTCCGGGAGTAACATGTGAAAGAATCGCCCAAGCCTTCAGCTCTCTTTCTTTTAGTTCACGTTCGTAAGCAAGTCGCAAAGCACGCTTGCTGTGCACCTCTATGCCCACACCATCTAGGCTGGCTCGTACTCGTTCCCTAAAGAAGCTCATTTTGCTGATCGGATAGCGACAAACATATGATCCTGTAAAGACATGGCCCAAGGAACCGTCTGCCGGTGACGAATGGCACGAAAGCCAGGAACTTCTTGCAATAATCGCGACAATAAACGCCAAGGAAGTGGGCGATTCAGATTAGCCCAGTGCAGCAACTCCAGAAATTGACGAAACCTCACTCTCAGGCCTGAATGAGTATGTGGGATACGCATGATCCGCTCAACAGTCAGACCGTGTCTGCGTTCGAGATAGCGTACATAACTGCGCGAGAGGACACTCAGATGTTGGCCTGTCTGCAGGTACCAGTGCTGAGCACCCAGTAGTGACCAGGGCCAGGTATCAGCATCGGCTGTACTGAATATTAGTCTGCCACCAGGCTTTACCAGCTTTAATGCAGACAGGAGCCCTTCTGCTGGGTTAGCGAGATGTTCAAGAACATC